GACAATCATACTTGATTTAGCAGGATTATTTGTAATTGGATCATCTATTTATGATGTGTATGTGAATTATAAAAACAATGAAGTAACAAAAGAAATAAAAAAATTAAATAAAGAGCATGAAGATATTTTAAAGGAAAAAGAGCAATTCATAAAAAAGTTAAATATTAAGTATAATTTAAATACAGAAAATGAGGAGTGAAACAAATGGCTAAATATAGAAAGAAACCAGTTGTAATAGAAGCATATCGTCTGTATCATGGTAAAATGCCAGAATGGTTTGAAAATGCATTAGAGACATACAAAATAAGAGAATTAGTATCTGGTGGATTCAATATTGATACCTTAGAAGGGACAATGGAAGCAAGTGTAGGCGATTATATTATAAAAGGTGTTAATGGAGAAATTTACCCATGTAAGCCGGATATATTTGAAAAAACTTATGAAAGTGTAGAGTCTTAGTAATAAGACTTTTTTATTTTGTCCTAAATAAGACGATAAACTGTTTAAAAATAAAAGAAAGGAATGATTTATAAGTGGATTTTGGTAAGGCTTTAGAGAATTTAAAAAGTAACAAAAAAGTTACACGTAAAGGTTGGAATGGTAAAGGCCAGTTTGTTTATTATGTTCCTTCTAATGAGTATGATTCATTAACTGATGTAGCTAAAAAAAGTTTTGGATCTACTACTAGATATAATGCATATTTGGCTATTAAGACTGCTCAAGGTACTGTCAGCACATGGGTTCCGTCTATTAATGATTGTCTAGCAGAAGATTGGGAGGTAGTTGAATAATGAATAAAGAGCAATTTATAGCACTAGGATTTACAGAGGAACAGGCTAAAAAGGCGGCAGAAGCTTCACAGGAGGAGTTGAAGTCTTATGTTGAAAAACAAAAATTTGATACTGTTTCAGATGAAAATAAGAATCTCAAAACCACCGTAAAAGAAAATGCAGCACAGCTTGAAACTTTAAAAAAATCAGTTGATGAAGAAGTTAAAAAGCAGATAGCTGATATTCAGGTAGAGAATGCAGAAAAATTGAAACAACAGCAAGAACAAATTAACAATATGAAAGTTGAAAATGCAATTAAATTAGCTATAAAAGGCAAAACACAAGATGATGATTTAGTGGCAAGTTTAATAGATAAAGGTAAAGTAAGTTTTGATGATACTGGAAAACCTATAGGGCTTGATGATCAGTTGAAGAGCCTTAATGAATCTAAAGCTTTCTTATTTAAGCAGGAAGATACAACAAAAACAAATACTGATCCTAAACCAGGCTTCCATGTTGGTGGGGATGGCAAAAGTAATCAGCAGCAATCAAAGCCAACAAATTTATTTGAAGCTGTAGCATCACATTTCCAAAATACAGCAAATTCACAAAAATAGAAAGGATGATGAATAATGCCTATAACATTAGCAGAAGCAAGTAAAAACGTACAAGATGATTTACAAACAGGGGTTATTGATGAGTTTAGAAAAAATAATTTCTTACTAGATAGTTTAACCTTTGATGATGTAGTTTCTCCTACTGGTGGAGGTGCAACTCTAACTTATGCGTATACAAGATTACTTACTCAACCTACAGCGGGATTCAGAGAAGTTAATGAGGAATACAGCCCACAAACTGTTACTAAACAGAGATATTTTGCAGATTTAAAGATATTTGGTGGAAGCTTTGAAGTAGATAGAATTATAGCTGGTATGGGTGGAATAACCAACGAGGTTACTTTACAGATGGCACAAAAGATTAAAGCCGCACAAGCACTGTTCAATGACACTGTAATTAATGGTGATAGTGCAGTAGACGCAAAAGCTTTTGATGGATTAGAAAAGGCTCTTGCAGGGAGTTCAACTGAGTATGATCCAGGTACAGCGATAGACCTTTCAAGTTCTGCGTCTGTAGATACTAACTGGAAACTATTCTTAGACCAATTAGATGAATTCTTGATGGGACTTGATGGTTCCCCAAGTTTTATAGCTGGGAATACTAAGCTTATAGCTAAACTTAGAGCGTGTGCAAGAAGAGCAGGTATGTATCAGATTACTAAAAATGACTTTGGTACCCAAGTAGAAAGCTATGGTAATATTCCGTGGATTGACCTCGGAGCCAAGTCAGGTACTAATGATCCAATAGTTCCTATATCATCCGTTGCGGGTTCAGAGGGGAATACGAGCTTATATGCGGCAAGACTTGGACTTGATGGATTCCATGGTATTTCTATGGCAGGTCAAGCACCAGTACAAACATGGTTACCTGATTATACTACAGCTGGAGCAGTTAAAAAGGGTGAAGTTGAAATGGTTGCAGGTGTAGCACTTAAAGCCACAAAAGCAGCTGGGGTAATGAGAAAAATAAAAGTAGCGTAGGAGGGATAGTATGTATAAGATAATAGCTCCAAACAATCAATACACTGGTTTATCTGCTGGTGTTAATTTTAGTAATGGTGCGGGTTTAACAGGCAGAAAAGAACTAGTTAATTGGTTTAAAGAGCATAAATATGAAGTTGAAGAAATTAAGGATGAATCTAAAAGTGTAGATGATATGACAGTAGATGAATTAAAAGCTTATGCAGAAGGTAAAGGAATAGATCTTACTGGATTAACTAAAAAAGATGATATTCTGAAAAAGATAAAAGGTTCTACTCCTGATCCTGAGGGTAAATAATTATGGCTTATGTAGATTCAGATTATTATAAGAATACCTATAAAGGTACTCTTATTCCAGATGATGAACTTGATAATAAACTAGAGCTTGCCGGTGACAATGTAGATACCTTAACTTATAACAGAATAACAGGTACAGGATTTAATAATCTCACACCATTTCAACAAGACAAAATCAAGAAAGCTGTATGCATTCAAGCCGAGTTCAATTATCAGTACGGAGATTATTTAGATTTACCAGTAGATAGTTATTCAGCAGGAAGTGTTAATGTAAGCTTTGGTAACAACACCAATGGGATAAAGACACCTAATAGTGTAGTGCATTATCTTCAGCAAACAGGATTAACCTGCAGGATATTGTGAGGTGATACTATGAAAGGTAAATTACCGTTTCCAAAATGGATATTAAATACTGAACTTAAGATTTTTGATACTGAAATAGGTGAAGATGGTGGACCAGAAGAAACTATTATGTTTGATGGTAAAGCTTTCTATGAGGAAAAGACAAGACAGACACTGGATAAGGATAGAAGGCTTGTAACATTGAGTGGCAAGGTAATAGTTCCTGGCGATATTAACCCAGGTAAAATAATAAAAGGCTGTGTACAGATAGGTGAGGTTAAGAAGGATATATTTAAATCTTCAAGACCAAAGAATCCAGATGGCACAGTCTTTTCTACTGAATTGGACTTGATGTAATGAAAGTTAAATTAAAAATTAAACTTAATAATTCTGCTATAGGTAATTTGGAGAAGGCACAACAGCAGGCTATTGAAATGACTATGGAAGCTGTTTTAAGTGATATTAAAACAAGTACAGTAGTGCCTAAGCAAAATGGAGAATTGGAACGTAGTGCTTTTGTAGATATATCTCAATTAAAGAATTTTGTATGCTCAATAGTATTGGGTGGCGGAGATGTACCATACGCACGTAGACTATATTGGCATCCTGAATATAACTTTAGGAAAGATAAGAACGTTAATGCACAAGGTAAATGGATGGAAGCCTATATTAGTGGAGATAAAAAAGATTTTATAAAAGATACTTATATGAAGATCTTTAAACAGTTAAGTAAGGGGCTGGTTAAATAGTGTTACTCAGTGAAATAAAAGACTGGCTTAAAACTAAAATAGATTGTCCTAAGTGGTATGTAAGTAAAATAGATGGAAGTGTAGAACAATGTATTGGAATCTATTCTATAGAAGGTGGAAAGCCTAACATAGCTATAGGGGGATTATCTAATACAACCTACGCTAAAAAATCTATTTCAATCCTAATTCATTGGGGCAAAAATACTACTCCAGCAGAGATTAAGGCACAAGAAGTATATAATATACTTTTTGGCCAAGATGCTGTAATAGCTGGTAAGAGGATTATTCAGTTTGATATGAGAACTAGTGAGCCTATAGGAGTAGGAACCGATTCAAGCGGTATTTTTGAATTTGTAATAGAAGTAAATATAATTTATGAAAGGTAGGTAATGAAATATGGCATTTACAGGTGGAGTTTATCCAGTATTTAATCTGCAATTTCAAATAGATACAAAAGGCAGAGAAAGCATAGAAACGGACATGAAAACAATAAAGGATATGGAAACTTTCTCCCCATCTATTGATGGAAATATAGAAGAATGGACTCCTATGGATACGGAGGGTTGGATAAGACGA